TCTTTGGAGGTTGCAGAAGATGAATTCATTCAAGATGTTAAACAAATGGAAGAGGATGGTCTATCTGGAGATGAAATACTGGCAGCTCTCGCTGCGCTTAATGTTGCGACCTACTTTGTTGAAGATCTGGGTATGGCTTCCGCTATCAACACCCAGATGGATTTCACGGAATCTCTTCTTGATGATTTGCCGTTTTTTGGGTCTGTCACGGAAAACCAACTCGTGGCTTTACAGAATGTACAGCGATCATCAATAGTCAAATACACGGAACACTTGGGAGAGTTGGTCCGGCAAGAAATCATTACTGGCACACAGCTTGGGTTGGATGCTGATGGTATAAAAGATCGATTAGCTCGCTCCGTCAATGTAAGTCGCATTGACAATGTAATTGAAACAGCGATGACAAATTATCAGCAACAAGTCATTTACGCAATGGCCGGAGAATTGTCGGAAGATCAAGAATATTATTACGAAGGTCCGTTGGATAATAAAACACGGCCTGTATGTCGAGAAATACTAGCAACCCAGCCATTTACCCGCCAAGAATTAGAATCGCGTTTTCCGGGTGCATTTACCGATAGGGGTGGCTATAACTGTAGACACCTTATCATCCCAGTGTCGTCGAATGAAGAATATAAAAAGACTCGTGGTGCAGCGCAGAAAAAAATCGCTGATCTAAAAAAGTCAGGTAAGTACAGGAAGCCAGAAACATTAAAGCAATATTATGAGCGTATTCAAAATTAAAGAAATGATGCGATTTACGCCTTCTGATTTGAAGAAGTTTGGAGAGGATATTACGCAAACCCACGTAAAGCAGATTAAAAAAGGTATTGATGCTGATGGTGAAGGGTTTGAGGGTTATACTGAGCCATATCGCACAAGAAAAAGTGCGGGTACTGCTGCAAAAAATCAAGCAAGTAAACAAGTGCAGCCACCAGATCTAACGCTCACAGGCGCAATGCTTAAAGAATTTAAATTTATAAATAGCAGCGTATCTGAAGAGCTATCTATTGATTATGGAATTAAAAACGCACAGCAAGCAAAAAAAATGAATGCGTTGCGATTAGGCCGTTTTGGTAAGCCAAGTAAGCGTGGTAGAGTAACTATTAGAAAAGATAAGGCGAGAGTGGTAGCAAAAAATCAAAAGCTTGGTCCAGAGGTAGAAGAAAGAATCGCGTTTAATTTTGCAAAAAATATTGAAAAAAATTTAAGAAGACTTACAAACCGACCAACGATCATCCAAATGTAAAGGAGGACAGATGTCCGAAGAAGCAACCGTACAAACGGAAGCACCGCAGCCAGCGGAAGGTACTGAGCGACCACCAATAGAAAAAGCCGTTGCTCAAGAGGTGGCTCCTCAAAGCCAAGAACCAGCTGAAGAAACAAGCTCCGAAGTTAATCAGTTGATAGCAGATGCTAAAAAATACAGAAAGAGGAGTCAAAACGTGGAAGCAGAGCTTGCACAGCTGCAAAAACAAATTGCTAGTGATCGTGAAAAGCAATTAGAAGAGCAGCAACAATGGCAGCAACTCGCTGAAGAACGTCAAGCACGGATTCAAGAGTTAGAGCCTATTGTTGAGCAAGCCAGATCTGAGGAATCGCAAATGCGTGAACAGATCCTTTCCACATTTAGCGAAGAAGACCGTGAAACTTTTGGTGATTTACCCATGCCAAAGTTGCGCGCTCTTGCATCAAAATTAAATAATAATGAACAACGATTAGCGGTTGCATCTAATCCAGCTGTTCCAGCAAAAGAAAAATTAAAAGACTGGACCAAGATGGATAAAAGTGAACGTGCTAAGAATTGGACGTCCATTGTAAATATGTACGCTAATCGCAAAAAATAAAGGAGCCTAAAATGGCTTATACCGCTTTTGCTGGTGACGCTACACAAGGTGCTGGATCACACTTAGACAAGATGATACCAGAGCTATGGTCTGAGGCCATCATGCGTTATTTTGATAAACAGCTAGTTATGCGACCATTTTTTGACGACTACTCAAGTCTTGTGCAAGGAAAAGGAGATGTGATTCATCTTCCATCCATACAGGAAGTAGCTGTTGGAAATAAGACCGCTAACGAAGGTGTTACTTACAGCGTAAACACTGAAACAGAAATTCAAATTTCAATTAATAAGCACAAATTCAGCGCTAAACTTTTTGAAGATATAGCTCTCATTCAATCCAATGAGCAGCTCTTTGACAAGTATGCTGCTTCTATGGCTTATGGTCTTGCCAAGGCTGTAGATAGTGATATTATTACCGAGTTGAATTCTCTTGGCACAACACAATCATTGGCAGCAGATAACACGTTATCAAACGCTGATGTAGAAACCGCTCTTGGCACATTAATGAATAATGATATACCAAAGGAAGAATGTGCTTTCTTTGTTAATCCATTAATGTACGCTGATTTACTTAACTCACGCTCATTCGCTGTGGGTGGCGGTAATGTCGGCGGTGCTGGTGCAGTTGGCGTTGGATTTGGTGGTGACATCTCTGGAAACTTCCCATCTCTTTTTGGAATTCCAGTATTTCAAACATCACTGATTTCCAGTGCAACAGGAACTGGTACTCATGCTGGATACTTAGCTCATCGCTCGTCGGTGGCTGTAGCAGTGCAGCAAGACATTAGAATGCAGAGTGAATATTCTGTTGATTACTTAGGCACTAAGGTAGACTACTTTAGTGAATTGCCGTTAGCATAGGTGACTATGTTAATTATTAGCGCGGAATTAAGCGGGAAGGCTAAGTCGAAAGATACGCTAATCCGAACCGAAGGCCACAATGGTCAGGGGCAGAGCATAGGAGATGAAATAATTCTCCCACGAGGCCGCGCCATCTTACGAGATGAAAAGGTATGCCGATACTCAAGCGAAAGCTTGAGAGCTAAGATAAAAAACTTAGCATAACATTTGAGTTGCCGACGTGATCTACGGAGTAAAAGTAACTACTGCAAACCAAGTCAAAGGAATTGAGCTACTCAATCCGTAAGCTAGGAACAATGTGCAATGGGCGGTGTTTGTCATCGCCCATTGTATAATATAGAGGATATTATGATAGTATTACGAAAAGAAAACCATTACTGCCATGCTCACTCAAGAGAAAAGGCGCAAGAGCTTGTTAATGACGGATATGAAGTCATTAAAAACAAATTAGGCGGTCCAAAAATTGTAAAAGAGCAGCCAAAGAAAAAGGCGACAAAAAAGAAAAAATAGTTTTTACGTCAGGCTCGTTCACGGTTTACCATTAACCTTAGAGATTAGGAGAATCAATGGCAACATCAAACCTTCATAGGTATACTGCTCAAGAAGCCTTAAACAGGCTTGGCGGCGGTGGATATGATTACGTCACCAACGCAACAGTAAACTCACACATCTACGTTGCAATACAAGCATTATCAGTTGATTGTGTTATATCTGCAACATCATCCGACACAGATATTTGGGACACATTAACAAGTGTTACCATTAAAGCCGGGCAAACTATTTACGGAGAATGGACTTCCGTTACAGTTGCAAGCGGCGATTTTGCAATAGTTTACAGGAGGTCAAGCTAATGGCTGATTTACATAAAAGATCCGTACAAGAAGCATTAAACGTCACCGTTGGTGGTGGATGGAGCGTGCAGACCGCTTTGACAGCGGGATCAGACGCAGACGTAGCCAATACTGTGCATAAACAGTTAGCAACAATGACAAGCACTATTGGCGTCCATTCAGCAGTAGAAATATATTTTAGTTTTGCAACCAGCGAAACAGATATCAATAAAAGCAATGATCTAATTATTCCAAAAAATACTATGATCTATCTCACAGTACCTCGTGGATTAGGCAACACTGTGTACTTCTCTATACTAAGTACATCCACGACTACTGGCGCAGTAAGGTTAGTGGAGATTTAATATGTTTAATTCAATGGGGTCATCCAATCCGCAAGACCTTGGTAATGGCGGAGAAATATCTGGAGACTTAACTGTAACCGGAAGTCTGAACGTAGGCGGTTCAATTGGCTTAACGCTTTCAGAGGTAATACAAGGCACATCAACAATAGATGTAACCAATACAGAAGCCTTACTTGTACGCAAGAATGGTGATGGCGGTGATGTATTTGTTGTAGATACTACTAATAGTCGTATTGGTATAGGAAAAGCACCTGACACCTTATTGCATTTATATTCTACATCTGCAAGTAAGCCAATTTTAAAAATAGAAAATGAGCAAGGTGGTGCCAATCCTGTATCCATTCAAATGCTTAGAAATACAAGCTCACCAGCAGACGATGATTTTATTGGTCAAATAGATTTTAGAAGTATGAATGATGCTGGCACGCCAGAAGAAATATTATATGCTTATATATCTGCACAATCTACTGACATTACAGATGGCACAGAAGATGGAGAGATAAACTTTCATACAATGAAGGCTGGGGCATTGACAAATACAATGACATTGCAGTCAGGACTAATGGGAGTAGGAACGGCAAATCCAGACTTTACTCTTCACGTTCACGGAGCATCAGATGGTGCTGGTTATGTTAAAATTTCAGATTCTAATACAGGCGAAGGTGGCACAGATGGAGCAAGGATTGGATTTAATAGTGGAGTAATGAGAATCCAAAACTTTGAGAACTCTGATATGGAGTTCTATGTAAACAATACTACAAGGCCTTTAGTATTGGAATCTGATGGCTCGGCTACTTTTGCTGGTGATATTCTTGTTGCCAATGCAACTCCAAGCCTATCACTTCAAGATACAGATGGAACAAACCAAATATCTGAACTTCTTACAAGTGGAGCAACTACATATCTAAGTTTAAGAAATGGCTCAAGTCACGGAAGTTTAGTAATTAGAGGATACAATGGAAGTGCTTATTCTACCGCCTTAACC